TCGCAGCAGTGGCCCGCATTTACGATTCCGGCTGCAAATTTGACGAAATGTTGGTGCTGGTGGGCAAGCAGGGTACAGGTAAAAGCTCGTTGCTTGCCCGGCTCGGCGGCCGCTGGTTTTCGGATTCGCTTAAAAGCTTTGAGAACAAAGAAGCCGGGGAGCATCTTCAAAACGGCTGGATATTCGAGATCGGCGAAATGCACGCAATGAAGAAAACGGAAGTCGAGCACGTAAAGGCGTTTTTGTCCAAGACGGAGGATCGGTATCGTGTTGCTTATGACCGGCAGGTGTCGGAGTTTCCACGGAAGTGTGTTTTCTTTGGGACGACGAACAACAAGGATTTTTTGACGGACGATACGGGAAACCGCCGGTTTTGGCCTGTAGATATCAGCATCGACCAAGCAAAGTATAACCAGTGGACGCATCTAACTGACGAGGTTGTGCGCCAGATTTGGGCGGAAGCGCTGGTTTATTACAGATCCGGCGAGTCGCTTACGTTGGATTCCCGCGCACGGGCTGACGCCGAAGTGCAGCAAGAAGCACACTACGAGAGCGATCCCCGGGAAGGGACCATAAGGGAATGGTTAGAAGCTGAAATTGAAGACGATATGGGACAACCGACAGGCCAGAAACGGCAGCGCGTATGCGCGGCCCAAGTGTGGGTAGAATGCTTGCACAAGCGGATCGGCGATCTTACCAAGTGGGAGTCCCGGGTCATCTGCGGCGTTTTGCGGAACGCACCAGGGTGGAAGGAGCGGAACGGGCGAGCCCGGATAGAAGGGTATGGGCAGGTTATCGTGTTTGAACGCGAAAAATAACCGTGGTCTTTATGCATCATTTTATAAAGAACAATGAAGAACATAAAGAACAGAAATGTGCGTCAAGTTCTTCATTGTTCTTCATTTTAAACGTAATAAAGAACAGCTAAACCCCTTACAGGTCAACGGTTTTCGGTTAATTGTTCTTTATGTTCTTCATTTTATTAATAAAGTTATTAAAATAACGTTTAACCCTAATTAACCTATAAAAATATAGGTTAAACGTAATTCATCACATAACGCGTGTGTGCGTGAAGATAAAGAACACGTCGAAAGGAAGATCGAGATGGCGAAAAGACGAATAGCGGAACAGCTCATGCGAGAAGAACTGCCCTACGGAATGAGTTGGTACGAAAACGGCGCGAAAGTGCTTTTCAACCGAAAGTACGAAGTGGTTCGTAGCAAAGGACCTGAACCGGTCGGAGCTCGAAAGCAGGCATACTACTACGATGACTCCAATCCACCTTGGCGGAACCCAAAGACAAAAGCCCGTTGTGAAGCTGTGCTTCGGGAGTGGGACCGACCGTGAGAGAGTCGTCAATCGAGGCCCGCCTGGTCCGAGAGGTGGAACGGATTGGCGGACTCGCCCCGAAATTCGTAAGCCCCGGGAACAGCGGCGTACCGGATCGAATAGTCATCCTGCCGGGAGGCCGGACGGTTTACGTCGAGACGAAGGCACCGGGGAAGCCGCTTAAACCATTGCAGGCGAAATGGGCGAAAGAGCTTACGAAACGAGGCCATCGCCATTACAAGATCGATAGTTACGCGGACATAGATAGACTCATAGCGGAGGTGATGCCGAAATGAAGTTCGTCCCACACCAATACCAGGAATACGCGACAGCCCGCATACTAGACACGCCTTACATCGCATTGCTGCTGGAGATGGGACTCGGCAAAACGGTATCTACCCTGACCGCGATCGATAAACTGCTGAACGATTATTTCGACGCTGAGCGTGTGCTGGTCATCGCGCCGCTGAGAGTGGCAGACGATACTTGGGCACGTGAGGTTGAGAAGTGGGACCATCTGCGGCATTTGCGGATTGCAAAGGTTCTCGGCAGCGCCGAACAGCGGCGCCGGGCGCTTCGAGCGGAAGCCGACGTATGGGTCATCAACCGGGAGAACGTCGAATGGCTTGTGAGCGAATACGGCAGTAAATGGCCGTTTGATATGGTCGTTATCGATGAATCGAGCAGCTTTAAGAATCCGCAGGCCAAACGCTTCAAGGCTCTCCGGCGTGTACGGCCAATGATTAAACGAGTCGTCGAATTGACTGGTACGCCGGCACCAAACAGCCTTATGGACCTGTGGCCGCAAATCTATCTGCTGGACCAAGGCGAACGACTCGGCAAGACGATAACCGGATTTCGGGACCGGTTCTTTACGCCTGGTGCCCGTAGTGGCCATGTCGTTTACGAGTGGAAGCAAAAGCAGGAAGCTGAACAGCGGATTTACGAGTCGATCGCGGATGTCGTTGTCAGCATGAAGGCAGCTGACTGGCTGGATCTTCCCGAGAGGATCGATCGCACGGTTCCCGTTAAGTTGTCCGCACAAGCCCAGGAGCTGTACAAGAAGCTTGAACGCGATCTGCTGCTGCCATACGCCGACGCCGATGTCGTCGCCAACACGGCGGCCGTCCTGAGTAACAAGCTGCTTCAAATGGCCTCCGGTGCCGTTTACGACGAGGACCGCGGAGTCAAACTGATCCACGATGCCAAGCTTGACGCCTTGGAGGATATCATCGAGGCTGCACAAGGCAAACCGGTCATGGTGTTTTACAACTTCAAGCACAGCCTTTCCCGGATTCAGGAGCGGTTCCCGCAAGCCCGCATTCTCCGAAAAGGCAAGGACGGGAACGAGGACATTCGGGCTTGGAATAACGACGAAATACCGCTGTTGCTGCTGCATCCGAAGAGCGCCGGTCATGGGCTTAACCTGCAAGAGTCGAGCTGCCAGACGGTTGTCTGGTACGACCAGATTTGGAGCTTGGAGGAGGACCAGCAGGCTAACGCCCGGGTACATCGGCAGGGGCAGACCCGCCGGATCGTGGTCCTGCGGTTGGTTGCAGAAGGGACGATGGACGAAGAGGCCGTCGAAGCCCTGGAACGTAAGGCGACCGGCCAAGAGAGCCTAATGCAAGCCGTCAAAGCCAGAATCGAAAGGGTGAAAGCAGGATGAGTCATGATCCAGTAAATAGCCCGTCGCACTACACGCGCGGCGGAATTGAAACGATCGAATATCTTGAAGCAAAGCTTTCGGATGAGGAGTTTGCCGGCTACTGCCGTGGAAACATCCTGAAATATATCAGCCGGGCACCGGACAAAAACGGACTGGAGGATTTCCGGAAAGCCAGTTGGTATTTGAATCGTTTGATAGATCGATTAGAGAGGCAGGTGAGACCACATGAGGACGCCAAAAAAGCGCTTCGCAGGGCAATCCTATCGCGCTACAATCATGCCGATTAAAATCAAAAACGACATCCCCACTGTCATATCAGTGGGTGGAAACCTATACATTCTGCAGGCAAAAGACGGATTTACCGGGAAGAAGACGAAAAAGGAGGATGAGGCGAATGAGCGCCAAACTTAGAAAAGGCACTTTCCAGCATGTCGAGTCGGAGCTGTTCGCCTATCACGAAACGCGGCGGGAAATTCTCCGGCTGAAGAACGATATTCTGCACGGGTCTGCTTCAGACGACGAGAACGTCGGCGGTGGCCGGAGCAATATACCCGGGGATCCCACGGGGAAAACGGCCGTGCTGCTTACGAGCCATAAGCGATTGGAGCAGTTGCAAGCGATTGTGGATGCGATTGAATCGGTTGTGGGGAGCCTGGAGCTGGATAAACAAAAGCTTATCAAGCTACGGTACTGGACTCGCCCACAGACGCTGACGTGGGAAGGGATTGCGAACGAAGTATACGTAAGCCGGCGAACCGCAATGTACTGGCGCGAGGAGATCGTTCGTATGATTGCTGAGAAAATTGGTTGGAGATAGGTTTTGCACTCCGATTGCACTTTTGGCCTCAATTTACGTGCTATTATGATATTGTGCAGTATTTGAATCCGATACCTCCCCTCCTCAACATAGCCGCCATTACTGGCGGCATTTTGTTTTCTAGGAGTTGATCATATGCGAGAAATCAAGGGGATCGAGCTGATCCAGCAGATCGAAGCGATCACTGAACGGGACGATGCCGATCCGGTGCAGCCGGAAAAATGCGTCCGGTGCGTCTGGGGAACCTGGACTGGTGTGAAGCAGTATTGTCCGCGGCTGAAGTGTGTTCGAGGTGATCAGCATGGATAGTTTATTGAGCAGAACACACAGTCTACTCGAAAGGGTTGAGTGGGCGCGCGAGTGGTGCGGTTATTACTATTGTCCTTGCTGCGAAAGGAATAGCGAGGATGGCCACAAGGACGATTGTGAAATGTTAGACCTGATGAAAACGATAGAGCAAGAGCTAGAATAACAAGGCGAGGAGGTGGCCGTCGTGAAGTTGACCGAAAAGCAGAAACGGTTTGCGGATGAGTTTTTGATTGACCTGAATGCCACGGCGGCCTACCGACGCGCCGGCTACACGGCAAAGGGTAATGCGGCAGAGGTTAACGCCTCGAAGCTACTCAGAAATACTAAGGTGCAGGAATATATCCAGCAGCGTCAAGGTGATCGACAAAAGCGAACGGAGATTACGCAGGACATGGTGCTGCAGCGCTGGTGGGCAATCGCGACAGCTGACCCTAACGAGCTCATACACTTGCGCCGGCTGTGCTGCCGTCACTGCTTCGGGATTAATCACGAATACCAGTGGCGCGACGAGGAAGAGTACGAGGCTGCCGTGAAGGCAGAACTGGAAGCGGCACGGATGGAAGGAAGAGAGCCCGTTACGCTGTCAAACGCAGGTGGCTATGGTTTTGACCGGCTGCTACGCCCGCATCCGAAATGCCCGTCTTGCCGCGGCGAAGGTCGTCCGGATCTACACATGGCCGATACGCGGGATCTGACCGGGCCGGCGAAGCTGCTGTATGCCGGCATCAAACAGACGCAGGCCGGTATTGAAATCAAGATGCAGGACCAAGGGAAAGCGCTGGAGTTGGTAGCCCGTCACCTCGGCATGTTCGTGAACGAGATCAAGCACAGCGGCCATGTCTCCCATGACGTGGAGATCGTAATAGGCGAAGACTCGTATGAAACTTAAGATCGATCCGAGCGTCTTCAACGAGATTTACTTCCGGAAGCAGCTTCAAAACCAGAACCGCTATCAAATTTACTATGGCGGCTCATCCAGCGGAAAATCATATTCCCTTGCCCAAAGGACCGTTCTGGACGTTTTGAAGGGTCGAAATTATCTGATCGTCCGGAATGTCTTGAACACCGTAAAGCGCTCTGTTTTCAACGAGATCAGCAAAGCAATTAGTGCGTTTAGGCTCACTGATTTTTTCGATGTGAACAAGTCTGATTTCGTTATTACGTGCAAAATCAATAACAGACAGATCCTGTTCGCCGGCCTGGATGATCCTGAGAAGATCAAGTCGATCACGCCAATCGAAGGGGTCATAACGGACATTTGGGTCGAGGAAGCGACGGAGTGCGAATATAAGGCGGTTAAGCAGCTCGACAAGCGTCTCCGTGGCCGGTCAAAGCACAAGAAACGGCTTACCCTTAGTTTTAACCCGATCTTACAGGACCATTGGCTCTACACGGAGTATTTCGGGATCTGGGACGATAGCAAGCAATACGTTGAGAAAGCCGACGTTTCGATTCTCAAAACGACATACAAGGACAACCGGTTCCTGACTCCAGATGACATAGCAGCGCTCGAAAACGAGACAGACCCGTATTACTACCAGGTCTACACACTCGGCAATTGGGGCGTACTCGGTGCAGTCATCTTCAAGAACTGGCGCGTTGAGGACCTTTCCCAAATTAAAAAGTCATTCGATAAGATCCGGCACGGGCTGGACTTTGGTTTTGCCGAAGATCCGAACGCGCTGGTTGACATACATTACGACAAGTCGCGAAAGCGGCTTTTTGTTTTTGGTGAAGAATATGCGACAGAATTGACTAACGATGAAATTGCAGAGCTGATCCGGCCCCATGTTGCTGGGCGATTGGTCACTTGTGACAACAGCGAACTGAAGACGGTCAAGGAGCTGCGGCTTCGCAAGATCAATGCGATAGCGGCTGTGAAGGGCCCCGGAAGCGTGGAAGCAGGTATTCGCTTCTTGCAGGGGCTTGAAATCGTCATTTGCACGAGCTGCCCGAATGCTAAAGCAGAGTTCAGTAAGTACAAATGGCGCGAAGACAAGAACGGAAATGTGCTTCCGGTGCCGGTTGATAAGGATAACCACTTAATCGACGCTATCCGATACGCGCTGGAAGACGAAATCGGCGCTTCTAAACTTCGTGTCGGCAACAAAGCAAAACTGGGGGTGAGATAAACAGTGGCAATCATACGGGACCGGGATCTGGTCGAGGATTGGAACGAAATACCGATCGAAATGATCAAGAGCTGCATCCAGGAGCATTTAAAGAGCATACCGCGCCTGGATATGCTGGAGAGCTATTACATGGGCAAGCACGCCATCCTTTCCCGCAACACGGGGAGCGACACCGGGCTGCCGAATAACCGGATTATCGCCAATCATGCGAAGTACATTACCGACATTGCGGTCGGGTATGTGGCCGGTGACCCCGTCAAGTACGACGGCAAGCAGATCGATGAGATCTTGGAGGTCTACAAGCAAGGGGACATCGTTTCCCACGACGCCGAGCTGGCGAAGGACCTTTCCGTCCTTGGTGTCGGCCGTGAACTGTATTTCATGACGTCAGACGATAACCCGATTCCCAAGGCGACGGCGATCGACCCGCGTCAAATTTTCCTGGTCGTCGACGATACAGTCGAGTATAAATCTCTATTCGGCGTTCACTATTACGCTAAACGAGATCTATCGAACGCGATTGTCGGGTACAGCGTGAATGTCTACACGGAGAAATACGTGATCAAGTACATCGTAAAGGACTTAAACGGTCAAGAATACGAAGTGTCGGACCGGAAGGAGCACTATTTCGACGGCGTGCCGATCGTGGAATTTTGGAACAACGAGGAACAGCAGGGCGATTTCGAGCAGCAGATCAGCCTCATTGATGCCTATAATCTGCTGATGTCGGACCGCTTAAACGACAAAGAGCAGCTTGTCGACGCAATCCTGATGTTAAAAGGCGGCATATCAATCGGTGATGACGAAGAGGAGGCCGGCCGGACGATCCGGATGCTCAAGAAATACAAAGTGCTGGAGCTTCCGGCAGATGGGGACGCCAGTTGGTTGATCAAGAATCTGAACGAAGCCGACGTCGAGGTGCTGCGGAACGCGATCAGGGAGGATATTCACCAATTCGCCATGGTGCCAAACCTTACAGACGAGAACTTTGCCGCTAACGCGTCCGGCGTAGCGATGAAGTATAAGCTGCTTGGACTTGAACAGCTCGCAAAGAACAAAGAGCGCTATTTCGTTCAGGGGCTCCGTGAACGCCTGAAGCTCTTTGCCAACGTGCTGAAGGTGAAAGGAAGAGCCGTCGACGTGTCTGACGTCACGATTACGATGACGCGGAACCTGCCGGCGAACGACCTGGAGACGGCGCAAATGATCAGTACGCTTTCCGGATCCGTCAGCACCGAAACGCTGATCGCGCAGCTCTCATTCGTCGATGATGTGGCCGACGAGGTAAAGCGCCTGAACGCCGAGAAGGATGCTGAAATGAAACGTCAGCAAAAAGCATTCGGTATGCCGATGGGCGACAATCAGGACGTGACGGGCGATGAAAAAGCGGAGTAACGCATATTGGGAGCGGCGCTCCATGCAGCGTATGGCCCAGTACCACCGGGCTGCTGACTCCACTGTCTCGACGATCAACCAGGCGTACGATAAAGCGATTCGGGACATTCGGGCCGAGATCGACAAGATTTTTTACACGTTCGGTAAGAACGGCCAGATGGACCCGGCACAGGCTCGCAAGGTACTGAACCAGCAAATCCCGAATCCGCTGCTGAGCTTCGCGAAAAGAATGTATCCGCGGGTAAGAAGCGAACGAATTCGGCGCTGGATGCTTAACAGGATGAACGCACCGGCGTATCGGGCCCGTATTACCCGGCTGCAGGCTCTCAAGGAGCAAGTATACCTGCAGTCGAAGATGATCGCCGATGCCGAAATTACGGCCAGTACAGCCGGTTACGTGCGGACCATTAACGAGGCGTATTACCGGACGATGTTCGATTTGCAGAAAGGGATCGGCGTCGGTTTCGAATTTGCGGCCATGCCGGCCAGGGTGATCGAGACGATCCTCAAGCGTCCTTGGAGTGGGGAGCACTACAGCAGCCGCATATGGGACAACACCGATGCACTGGCCCGCTTGCTTAACGAAGTGCTGACCGGCGGATTCATGTCCGGTACAGGCGTCCGCAAGATGGTCGAGGAGCTGCTGGAGCGAACCGAGGTCGGCAAGCACTCGGCGAACCGGCTTGTCCGGACGGAAACGACGTATATGGCGAACGCGGCGGAGCTGGAGAGCTACGAAGAGGCCGAGATTGACCGGTACAGGTTCGTTGCGACGCTGGATAATCTCACATCGCCGCAATGCCGTTCCCACGATCTGAAGGTCTACCAGGTGTCCGAGGCCGTCCCAGGAAAGAATATGCCGCCTTTGCATCCATTCTGCCGATCGACGACGGCTGCGGTCATCGGTGACGATACGACCCGGTCTGTCCAGCGGCGTGCCCGGGATCCGGAGACGGGCAAAACAATGCTTGTTCCTGCAAATATGAGTTACGAGCAGTGGAAAAAGACGTACGGGGGTGAACCGACATGAACATATACGCCAATAACAAAGTTGTGGACGACAATAACCCACTACCTACACAAGTAACAGGCAATTATGTACGTAAAGCATCTGACCCAAAACCGCAAGGAAAAGAGGGAGATACCCTCTATCTGTGGGATACGAAAGAGGCATACATCCATGACGGGACGACTTGGAGGTCGGTGTAAATGGACGTAATATCTTACACCAAAGCCCAATCCGCACATAAGCGACTAGACCAAGCAATCGAAGCAGGTCAAAACCTGAACGGATGGGTAGAAAGAACCGATCAATTGGACCAAAAGATTGTTCAAAAAAATGACGAAGTAAAAGCGGATGTCTATGAACAATATGTAAGAGTAAAAAAAGGGAAGAACTTATACAATGCGGCAATAAATCAACAGGGGATATTGCTAAACAACGGAGTAGGTAATCCGCAAACCATTGATACAAGCAGCGCGCTAGTTTGGCAAAAAATAAAAATAGACAATAATAATGATTACACGTTGTCAGGGATCAGAGTGTACTCAGTCACGGATAAAGACGACAAAGCTGTGATAACTGCCACATACATTGCCGTTAATGCCCCATTTACGCTACTAAAAGGAAGTATACCAGTTAATGCGCATTACTTGTGGGTGAGTACTTATACTGCAAACGCAACTACTGATTCCCAAGTCGAAGTCGGACAACAAAAAACGGTTTATGAGCCTTACAAGCCGTTTGACGGAGTAGAGAGTAACGGGCAGGTATTGCCCGTGTTGACGGAATCGGAGATAAACGACACTTTGACAGCGAATGAAAAGACATGGAGTTCCGCGAAAATAAATAGCGAGTTTTCTACGGATTTCTATGAACTGTCCGCAGCAAACAGCAAGATTGCAGAGCTAACGGACAGGCTAAACGTTGCTAATCGTAATTTGTCATCGTTGTACAATGCAAAAAAGAGCGGAGCCTCTACGAGTCAGACCGTTCCTGTTAAAAATACCGGGAAACAAAAAATGATACTACATCTGCACAAAAGGGCAAACGCTGGGTATGACACAGCAAATGATGTCTATCTACCTGACGCAGAAAATGATTTTTCAGATGTGCGGATCAAAACGGTAGGCGGTAAAATACTCCCTCACCATGTCGTATACAAGGGAAATATAGACATCATCGCAGACAAAAGATTAGGCATGAATCATTTGGGGAAAGTGTTTACAGACAGCCTAAAAAACATGATAAATTCGGTCGGTGGTTACGTGAAACGATCATCTGATAACGGTGTGACATGGGAAACGTTGCAGGGTCTACAAGCAATAACGAATCCTTATGTAGTCAACGTAATCAATGACGTTATTTTCTTCAGCAAAAACGGAATATTGTACCGCAGCGTACCGCCTTATTCAGCTTATACACAGGTTCTTGATACTACTGTTGGATACACAGGTTGCTTTATTTTAAGTACCAGCATGACTAAACACCCTGACGGCGAGTTGTTCTTAGGTTCTTATCAAACTGAAAGAGTTATAAGAATTTACAAGTCAACGGACAACGGGTTGACGTGGGAATCGATCTATAATGTCCCGGACACATATCAGCACGTCCACCACATGTATGTAGACGTGCACTCCAATCCAGTTGCAATTTATGCAGGTGTAGATGGCGGCGGCGGGGTTTTAAAATCAACTGATAAAGGAGCAACATGGGTTGATTTAAGGGCGCTTTACCCAAATATGCCACAGAGTACCGACTACGGAGTGATCTTTTCCAGCGAGGACGGCGCGTACAGATTGCTTGGAGGGGAGACCGCCATTGTTGGGGGCTATTCCATCCTTAAAACAACAGACGACGTGAATTTTAGACCTGTGCTTGGGGTAGGAAATTCGATTTATATGATAAAACGTTTGAATGGGAAATTATTTGCAGGCGGCATTTCCACTTATAGCTTCAAAAATGCCGCAATCTATGTGTCGGAGGACGAAGGCGAAACATGGACTCAGGTATATACAACACAGCCTCTACAAAGTACTGGCGCTTCAGATGGCTTTAGATACATGGCAAAGGATGTATATGCTTCTACGGATTACGAGCAGTTAATTGTGGGATGTCAATCGCAAGTAGCATCGCCGCTCAGAATCATTTCTGACGAAAACACGTACTATGCAGAAGTCATCGTCGAAATGCCTGATGATTGTGCAGAAATTGTTGTTGAAAGTGGGTATATCTGTTCAAGCGAAACACTCATCAGCAACGATTTTGAGACCGCCAACAACAAAAGAATATCGCTAAGCCTCAATGAAGGTGGACAGTACATCAAAGAATCTGTAAGCGGGAAGTTATTCAAAGGAGACTTTAGATACCACAATGTGGGGAAACATCTATCCTACAACTACCCGTACATCTTGGATTCGAAAGATAAGCTATCAATGCAACTTAGTTCATTAGGTAACGGGGTCAATGTTGATGCTTCGCTATCCGGTTTATCTGCCTTTACTATTAGCTTTTGGGGGAGATTTGGATATACTACGTCGTTCGATCTCATTTCCAGACCAGTTAGCACAGGTAACGATTTCTTGCGCTTTTATAGGTACGCACTCCTCGGAAATTCACAAATAGTTGTACTTCGATACCCTATTGTTCCTAACGCCTTCTCGAAATACGATATTATCGTGGATGTTACGCAAGGAAAGATAACCACGTACGAAAACGCAAAACGGCAGGCGGTTTCCTCTGTCAACATCTCAACGTTGCTTGCTAACATTACGGGCCTAACAACAATCAAATTGCTTAAAGCTATAACTAGCGACGAAAATGATGCCATACAGCACTTCTCTATCTACGTTGGTGCCCTTAGCGAAAGTGATATTTACAACAGCTATAACGATTTCATTAGTGACAATCAGCACTAAGACAGGCCCCGAGCCGATCGGGGTTTTCTTATGTCCAATACGCGAGCACGACGCTAAACTGCTAAACGCGAGCACAGCCGACGGGCGCAAAACGGGAGGATACGACGATGGAAAAGCATAGATTCTGGTTACCTTTGAAATTGCAATTATTTGCCGCTGATGGCGGCGCAGGCGAGGGCAGCGGTGGTTCTGGCGATAGCGGGACCGGCGGCTCCGGCGAGGAAGGCGAAGGGAAAGACGGCAGCCAAAGCGGGCAGGGCCAAGGTGAGGGGTCCAAAACCTTTACCCAGGATGACATCGACAAGATCGTAAATAAGACGATCGCACGCGAGCGCACCAAATGGGAAAAGGACTTCGAAAGCAAGCTCACGGAAGCCAAGACGGAGGCCGAGAAGCTTGCCAAGATGAACGCCGAGCAGAAGGCCGATTATGAGCGCCAGCAACGGGAGACGAAGCTCACGGAACGTGAAGGCGAGATTACCCGCCGGGAGCTCCGGGCAACCGCGCTGGAGACGCTGGCCGAGAAGGGGCTACCGAAGCAGCTCGCCGACATTCTCGTGTACACGGATGCCGACAGCACCAGCAAGTCGATTGAGTCCGTGGAAAAATCATTTCGTGATGCGGTCGAGGCTGCCGTGAATGAGCGGTTGAAAGGCGATACGCCGAAGGGCGGCGGCGGGAAAGGTAACGCCGCATTTGATGAAATTTCTAAAATTTTCGCTCAACGCGGATAAGGAGATGATTGGTAATGGCAATTAACACATTAGAATATGCAAAACTGTTCCAAACCGAATTGGACAAGCAAGTCGCGCAGCAAGCGACGTCCGGCTGGATGGAGAGCAATGCCGGACAGGTGAAGTATAACGGCGGGGATGAGATCAAAATCCCTAAGATCGCCACTCAAGGACTGGGCGATTACGACCGCGACGATGGATTTGCTCAAGGCTCTGTGACGTATGAGTACGAGACGCACAAACTGACCCAGGACCGCGGCCGGACATTCCAGCTTGATTCGATGGACGTCGATGAGACTAACTTTGGTGCATCTGCCGCAAACGTCATGAGCGAATTTCAACGGCTCCAGGTCATTCCTGAAATTGATGCATATCGTTATAGCCGTATCGGAGCTTTGGCTACCACTGCAGGCAATAGTGAAACGTATACGCTGGCCGAGGCGGATATCGTCAAAAAGCTGTACTCGCATATTTTTAAACTCGCTGACCGGGGCGTGGACTTGGCGCAACTCGTTATTACGATCGCTTATACCGCTTACGAAACACTGACGAACAACAGCTCGATCCAGAAGAAGATCGATGTGGCGCAATTCTCGCAAGGCGGTATTAACCTTACGGTTAAGGCCATTGAAGGTATCCCACTTATTCCTGTTATGTCCAATCGTATGAAAACGGCCTACGTTTTCAACGACGGCAAGACGACGGGGCAGGAAGCAGGCGGATTTGTTCCGGCAGCTGGTGCAAAAAGCATTCACTGGATCGTTTCGGCGAGAAATGCACCGATTGGAATCAGCAAAACTGATAAAATCCGGATCTTCGACCCGAACACGAACCAGAAAGCCGACGCTTGGAAGATTGACTTCCGGAAATACCATGACCTGATCATCCCGGACAACAAGCTGGCGACGATCCAAACGGCGGTGAGCTCGTGATTAAACTACAACGTTTGAACGTGGTAAAAATCGTCGAGTCGGAAGTCAAGGCCGAGGCTCTGATCCGTCAAGGCTTCGAGCTGGTGATGGAGCAGGAAGAGGATAAGAAGCCGGCACGCGGCAAGAAAACAACAGAGGGCGGAGACTAACCGCCCTTTTCCTATGGGGTGATAACGTTGACGCAGCTCGAAAAACTGAAAATCATGCTTGGAATCAAGGACGGGAGCCAAGACGGTGAACTGCAGCTGCTGCTCGATGACGTCTCTGCCGATCTGCTTACCTGGACGAACCGAAGCACGCTTCCGGCCTCCCTGGAGTCGACGCAGCGGCAGATTGCCGTTATCCGCTACAACATGCAGGGGGTCGAGGGTCAGACCGCGCATTCGGAAGGCGGTACGAGCCGATCCTTTGATGGGTTGCCGGCCTCGATCCAAAGCAGCATTTCCCAATACCGGCTCCTGAAGGTGGTGCGCTATGCGGCTCCGACAACGTGACAAGCGTCCCGTCGTATTTCGTGCCCGCATCACGGTCAAGGAGCCCGACGCTACGACCTATGAGGATTGGGGCGACCCGGTAACGGTTTACGGGCATGTGCAGCCTGCTGGCGGCCGGTTGATGGCGGAGATGTACGGCGAGCGGCTGGCCTATATCCAGGCGATGTATGTCGAGGGTAAGCCGGTTATTTCTGAGGGCGCCGGAGCTTGCCTGTTCACGACCGATCCGGACTATCGGGTCGTCGCCATACGGCCTTGGAGCACCCATACCGTTATTGATTTGGAGGCGATCCGACCATGATCAATCTCAGCAACTTAATGCGTAAATTGGATCGATTAGGCGGGGACAGCCGGAAATCGTTAAGGATCGGAATGCTCCAGGCGGTCAAGCAGGTACAGGGCGATGCGAAAATGTTGGCTCCCGTGGCAAACGTCGACGGCGGCCGGCTGCGGAATAGCATCGAGGCGACGGTCGAGGAGCAAGGCGGCGAGCTGGTCGGTAAGGTGGCGACCAACGTCGAGTATGCGGCCTATGTGGAGTTCGGCACCGGGCAGCGCGGCGAAGAGTCCCCGTCCCCGCCGAAGTCCCCTGAGAAGCTAAGCTATCGGCAGGACTGGGCAGGGATGCCGGCGCAGCCGTACCTGTATCCTGCTGCTGAGCAAAACAAGGAGATCGTTCCGAAGATTGTTGCAAGTCAGCTCCGGAAGGATATTCGAAAGCTGGGTGGTTCGTGATGTATGACGTAAAGCCTGAGATCACAGCCCTGCTGAAATCCATTCCCGGCGTAACGGTGACGGATACCTTCCCTAAAGGCCCGGCTGACACGCCGCGAATTACATTCTACGAGTTGGGGAATAGCGACCCGCTGACGATCGCAAACGGGCCGCTCTCGGACATTGCGATCCAGATTGATGTTTGGAATCAGCGTTCAACCGGACCGCTTGCAGCGGCCGTGGACGCCGCGATGAACGGCATCGGATTCCGCCGGCAGATGGCCGCCGACATTCCGGACCCGTCCGGCTTAAAACGCAAGACCATGCGTTACCGGGGCGTAGTCGATACGCGGACCGGGCGCGTTACTCAATAAAGGAGGTTGATCAGAACATGGCAGGTATTTTGACGAAAGATA